CCTGAACATGAGGACAATGATCAAGTAAAAGCAGCCATGCAAATTTACTTAAATGATATTCCACAACATCTAGGAACATGGTTTGAAGAAATTGAAGTTCCATTTATAAAAAACACAGGATATATCATGAAAAACACAAATAAACTCAGGCATGGTATGAGGAAAGCCGTGCCTGCACATACAACCAGATATAGTTTATATGCCTGGTTTGATTTAATCGAATGATCACCAAAGTGGAGTTTTAATGCTTAAAGATTACGGAGTTGATGTACAACGCTTGTTCTTGGAAATGATGTTAGAGGACGCACAAGGTTATGTGCGTGTGCAGAACATCTACAACCCAGAGAACTTTGATAAAAGCCTGCGACCTGTTGCTGCGTTTATCAAAGAGCATGGCGACAAATATAAGACCTTGCCGGATCGATTACAGATAGCAGCTACCACTGGTATTCGGCTACAACCAGTGCCTGAACTCAACGAAGGACACTTTGTGTGGTTCATGGATGAGTTTGAATCATTCACACGCAGACAAGAACTAGAACGTGCCATATTGAAAGCAGCAGATTTGTTGGAAAAGGGCGATTATGATCCTGTAGAAAAACTGATCAAAGACGCTGTGCAGATTAGCCTAACCAAGGACATGGGCACAGACTACTTTGCTGATCCAGCTGGTCGCATACGCAAGTATTTCGAATCAGGCGGACAAGTAAGCACAGGCTGGCCACAACTGGATCGATTGTTGTATGGTGGATTCAGCCGCGGCGAACTAAACATCTTTGCCGGTGGATCAGGATCAGGCAAGAGTTTGGTCATGATGAACATAGCATTGAACTGGGTACAGCAAGGACTCAGTGGTGTATATATCACCCTGGAATTGAGTGAAGAACTCACAAGTTTGCGAACAGACGCCATGCTCACAAACATGAGTACCAAGGACATTCGCAAGGACATTGACACAGCAGAGCTCAAGGTCAAACTGGTGGCCAAGAAGAGTGGTAACTATCAAGTTAAAGGGTTACCGGCACAAAGCAATATCAACGACATCCGTGCTTACTTGAAAGAGTATCAGATCCAAACAGGCAAACGGGTGGACTTTGTGATGATCGATTACTTGGATTTGTTGATGCCGGTAAGTGCCAAGGTAAGCCCAAATGACTTGTTTGTGAAAGACAAATACGTATCAGAAGAACTACGCAACTTGGCCAAAGAACTACAGATGCTCATGGTCACTGCGTCGCAGTTGAATAGATCAGCAGTGGAAGAAGTGGAGTTTGATCACAGTCATATCTCGGGTGGTATTTCAAAGATCAACACAGCAGACAATGTGTTTGGTATCTTGACCAGTCGTTCAATGAAAGAGCGTGGCAAGTATCAGATCCAATGTATGAAATCGCGTAGTTCAACAGGTGTAGGGCAGAAGATTGATCTGGAATACAACATTGACACCATGCGTATTACAGACGCTGGCGGAGATGAAAATGACAATGGATTCCGCAAGCCCAGTAGTGTAATGGAATCAATCAAGGCTCGTGCCAGTGTAGCACCAGCAGATACGGCTGCTCCGGTTAAATGGGAACAGGCACAACCCAAGCCAGGCATTGATCCATTGGATCCCACACCAAAGATCACAGCAGATGTGCAAAGCAGCAAGCTCAAAGAGCTGTTGGGTAAAATTAAAACAAACGGATGAACACCTGTTACGATGCATTTAAGAATATCAACATTGTAAGCCAGGGGAATCAACTGGCAATTTCTCCTTGTTGTATTTCTCCTGTAAAATCCATTGACAAGATCGATTTTAAAAATGATTCTTACCTGAATCAGATTCGTGAAGAATGGCATTCGGGTAAATTTCCATCGGCTTGCAATAATTGTAAAAAAACTGAATCATTGGGCATGATCAGTAGACGGCAAGGATCGAATCAATGGTACACAGATCATAATAGTGATACCACCAACATTGATCTTATACGCTTGGATTATTGGACTGGTGATTTATGTAATTTAGCCTGTGTGATTTGTGGTCCTGATAACAGCAGCAAATGGAAACAGGAACTGTCAATTCCGATTCAATTAAGACATGTGGTAGTGAATAAATTTTGGCGATCACTTGATTTGACAACTTTAAAATTAGTACATTTCAATGGTGGAGAACCTTTACTGAGCAAGGAACATGTTGCATTTTTAAAAGAGATACCTAACAAGAGCCTGGTCCGTATAAATTACAATACAAATGCCACTATATTGCCTGATCGATATCTATTGGATCTTTGGAGTGAATTTAAACTAGTCCAATTGGATTTTAGCATCGACGATCTGGGAGAAAGATTTGAATATCAACGATATCCGGCTAAATGGACCAAAGTAGTCGATAACTTACAGTGGTTCATTGATTATGCACCGCATAATTGCATGTTTGCAGTCAACACATCGGTAGGAATACTAAACTATGCTAATGTTGATAATTTGACAAAATGGCTTAAACAAAACTTCCATACCAACAGATTCACTGATCCCATTGAACACAGACAACAGTTAGTTTTAGGAATTTTTAGGCTGGATGCCGGGCTAAAAAAACAAGCAATTGAATTCTTAGATGCTTGCGATATCCGCCGTGGAACCAATTGGAAAACAACATTTCCTGAGCTAGTTGATACTGTGTTTTGATTGTCAGATTCCAATAAATAACCCAGAGGCCCTTGAACGCAATGCAAAAACGCACCCGTAGTCTATTGGAAGAACTGGATTCAATGTATGTTGAGCGTGAACGCGACTTGATAATAGAAAGCCGCGCATCAAATATCATTGCTGGTGCCATCAACTTGTTAGAACAGATAGATGCTGCATATTCGCCTGAACAAGCAGAAAATCTCACACGCAAAATGCTGAATGCCATCCGCACAAGAGATGCCAGCAAATTCGCAAGAACCGTAAGGCGTAGTCATGCAAATCAATAAACTGCTGGAAGGCGGGAATGTATTCAAAGGCCCAAACAAAGAGCCACTTACACAGCGTATCAATCGTCAAGATATACCTGCCACAATCCATTGGATCGAACAGGTTACTGGTATAGAATTTCCCGAGGATCGTTGGTTAGGATCAACTGGTAAAAAGCCCTCATCGGGAGACTTGGATCTTGCTGTGGATCTTAATCAAGTGAGCAAAGAGCAACTGGCTGGAATCTTGTCACAGTTTGTGCAGAGTCAAGGCTTAGATCCTAGAGAATGGGTCAAAAAGGCCGGAGAAGTACATTTAAAAACACCCATTGGTGGTGACGCCAATCGTGGGTTTGTACAGACCGATTTTATGTTCTTTCCTAATCTAGACTGGGGTACTTTCTTTTACGGTGGTGGTGAGGATTCAGAATACAAGGGAATGAATCGCAATGTGCTGATGTCGAGTATAGCCAAAAAACTAGGACTCAAAGTGGGTGCTAACGGCATGTTCTCACGTGAAACAAATAAACCAATAGATGGTGGACTAGATCCAGATTACATAGCATCAGTGCTACTAGGGCAAGGCGCCACTAGAGACAACTTGAAGAATGTAGAATCAATCTATGCAGCTCTTAGTAACGATCCTGATCGTGAGGCTAAAGTAAAAGATTTCCGTGAATATCTAGCCAGCGAAGGTATTCGAGAGCCCGAAATGACCGTGCGTGAAAGTGATGCCAACTTCCTGGCGCGCTTGCGCGATCGTATTGTGAATCAAGGCATGAGACCTTTGATTGAAACCAAGCGATCATATCAACTGTACGAACAAGAACCTGTGGCTGTGGGCGGCAAAGCCAAGGGCATTGAGCACTTGGAAGATTACATATTCCGTAGTGGATCGGCAGGAGTAGATCGAGCACTGCAAATAGCTGATGGATTTTATGCTGATCCCAAGACAGGTTCGGTGAAATGGGATGGTAAACCTGCTGTGGTGTTTGGTCGTAAACCCGAAACTGGCGAGTTTGTGCTCACAGATGATGCAGGGTTCACTGCGGAAAGATTGTTCACCAGCACTGATGAGGTTGCCACAGACATGGCACGCCGCGACGCTAACGCTACGGCCAAAGGTAATAAAGCAGATAGAATACAAACTTTGCTACCAACATATGAAACTATCTGGCCGTATCTCGAAGCAGCCACACCTGCAAATTTCCGTGGGTATGTCAAAGGTGATCTGTTGTATACATCAACGCCTTCGGTGGAAGCAGGCAATCTCGTATTCCAACCCAACACAGTGGCATACCGTATTCCTGTAGCCAGTGATCTAGGAAAGAAAATAGCCAACAGTGATATAGGTGTAGCAGTTCATACCATGTATGAAGATGTAGATGCCCCTAAGCAACCACTCAGTAGAGTCAAATTCAATCCTGTGTCAGGATTGTTGTTGATAGAACCTATCTATGCTCAAGCCGTGCCCAAGAACAATGACATAGCCAAGAAGATCCGAACACTGCTGCGGCAAAATCGAGCAGTGATAGACATCTTGTTCAATCCGATGGAACTGCGGGCCATGAAGATAACCGACCTGGCCAAGCTGGCCATTGATTACATCAACAAACGAGTAGATCCACGGCATGCTGCTTACACAGGTGATTTCAGTGATCTAGTGCCGGGATTTATGGCTTGGTTGCAACAGACACAGACACCACAAAAGGTCAACAACATAGCACAGTATCTGCGTAGCCCTACCTCAAACGAACAAGGATTGGCTGCTGCGTTCTTGTTGTTTGAATTGCTGCATGATCTCAAACTAGATCTGCTGGGCAAACTAGATGCCCAAGTGCCGGGCAATGAAGGATGGGTGTTTGCTACCCCTGCAGGCTATGGCAAAGCCGTGAACCGATTTGACTTCACTGCCAGAAACAAAGCCAGAAACAACTAGCCAAGGGCGTGATTTTTTGCCAATTTCATAAATAAGAGTAGGGCAAAAGCCCACTTTTTAGGAGATTTTAAAATGGCAGTATTTACACAAACAAACGGTACCACACAACCAGTGTTCAACATGGACACGGCCAA